AACTCACAAGCAAAAAGTCTTAACATATCAGGGTTGGCATTATTTACCATACCTAATACATAATCAACACCCCTTTTCAGGGAGTCTGTTACATTTTCACCGGATACACTATTAGTGTAGTTTTGTATTTTTGTACTAAAGCTCATATATCTCTCTCATATAGGGGGTCCGAAGACCCCCCATAATATACTTAATCAATCAGATTAAGACCACTTCAGAATACCGTGAGTTTCAGGTAGACTGATTTCTAAACCGGCTTCGGTTAGAATCATATCTTTCCTTCCATCTACGTTATTATTCTGAACATTAGTCATAATGTGAGTGTCTCTTGACACACCATTACCTGCTAATGGGCGATACTTAACATTAGCCAAGTCTACTGCCAAAGCAATATTTTCGTCTTGGTTTCTGAAAAGTGGTTCTGCAACAAAGTGGAGGTTACCAAAGATTGTATTAACCTTTGTAACTTCGTGCCCAAACTGACCTTTGATGTTTTGAACATCTAGGTTGTATTGAGAAGTTCCAACAGTGTTCTTTAAGAACCCATCACCTGATAACTTCTGTAGCCAAGCCATTACTTTTCTAGAAGCAAGTACCAACTTGTCACCACTGTTACCAGTCTCAGGAGCGAAAAAAGACTCCATATGGTCGATAAAAGTGTCATAAGTTGAAGAAGAGTAAGACATAGTCATTACTTTTCCATTAGCTTCTGTGTAAGGGACAAGTCCGTGAGTGTATCTCACAGGAGCATCACCAGCAGATTCAGCATTAGAAGCACCAACTCCAAAGAGCATAGCGTGCTCAATGTCCATTTTGTGTTCCATTAGCTTATCAGCCCATACTCTGCGATATTCATCAGGACGACCTCTGTAGCGAGTAGCCAAAGCTGTACCAGAGAAAAGCTGAATGCCAGTTTTAAAAATCTGACAGTAACCTTCCCTAGAGTATAGCTCGTCTTTCCAGCCATCAGGGTCATTTGTTCCCTCACCCCAAGCACTACCAATTACTTGCCCTTTTGCTCCAACTTCAATATCGGTTTCAGCGATATCTTCTAAAGCAGTGACAGTAATGTCAGTTCTTGTAAGCTTGTTAGCGGCAGTATTACCACCATCAAATGCGGCTCCTATACCATCACCAATGTTCTCGATGGACTTAACTTTAACAGCTTTACCAGCTATTCTAAGAACTTGTCCAACAATTAAGAACTGAGGTGCGGCAGATGCCACACTGTTTCCATACTTATCGTAATCACATACGAGTTGGTATGTTGTATCTGCGGCTTTGTTCACAGCCGCTCCATCTGTCTTTACCACAAAGTTTCTGCGTTGCCACTGATGACGTTGTTCAAGAAATTTGAAAACGGGGTCGTCAGTAGACTCCTTCGCAACTTTAGATAGGTAAACAAAGAATGGAGATTGCTGTGGAGCAAGTTCAGATACTCTCTCACCAAAGTTATAAACTCGGCGGGAGTCGTTGATGCTTACACCTTGAGGTGCTACACCAGTACTGTTACTAAAAGCATTAGCCATTTAGTATTCTCCTTATTAATGAAATCCTTAACCGAAAGGATTCTTTGTTTTGTAATCATTAATCATAGAGTCCATTACTGAGTCGCTACCACTTTGTTGAGAAGTAGATTGAGAAGGAACAACTCCCATAGGAGTTGGAACCTGCTGTGCTCTCTTTCTCTGTTCAAAGCTTTCGTTAGTAGCAGTTTGAGTAACAGGAGCTTCGCCCCCACCACCATTCTGCATTCTATACAACTGAAATAGATTGTCAACAGTTATGTTCTTTGGGTCATCCATCACTTGTACAAATTGGTTAATCTCCTCTGGAGATGCTCCATATGTTTTACTAAGATGTTGTCCCATTTGTTGCATATTCTGCTGTACTTTTTCTTTTTCAGCCTGTTGTCTAAGGATATCTTCTCTCTCTTTAACCAAACGCTCTCTCTCTTCTTGTACTACTGCCTGTGTATATTGGGTGTGTAAACGATTATACTCATCCATATTATCACGCCAGTTATCTACTTCGTCAAGATAGGCGGCTGACTCTGATTGAGGGTCATCCATAGCATCCTGTCTACTAAACCCACGAGGCTTTTGAGGCTTCATAGGAGGTTCAGGAAACTGCTCTTGTTCTGGTTGCTCTATGCTTTCTGGCTGAGGTTGTGATACTGCTTGATTCTCTAATGCTTCAAGGCGTTTTGCCATTTCTGCATTTTCATTTCTAGCTTTATCAGCCTCACTTTGCCAGTATTGGTAACGCTTGACATCGTTATCAACATCAGTAGGTTCTGCCGTTGCCGCTTCTGAAGGTATCTCCACTGGGGAAGGCTCCTGTTGGGCTTCAGATGGTTCTTCGTCCATCTTATTTGCACGGAAAAATTCATCTACTAGATTCCCCTTATCTTGAGTTGCATCAAATGCACTCTCAGGTGTCATTGGGGTCTCTTGACTAACTTCAGGTGTAGCCTGTTCGGTATCCGTTGCCGGAGCGAAAGTATCTTCCATAGTTATGTCCTTTTCAATTTGTAGGCTCTATTTGGACTTAGAGGTACTACTTTCTTTTTTACTTTGAGCTACGGCGGACCGTACTTCGCTCTTTACCTGTCCAAGGGCGTCATCAAGGCGTTTCTCGAATAACTTGCCTGCCGATTTCGACTGGGTTGAAGTTTTATCGAGGTCCGACTTAAATTTCTCTAGTTCAGCTCTTTGCTTAGCGTGGTAAACTTCTCTTTCACGTGTCTGCATATCGCCTTTTAATTTTTTAATTTCTTCTTGTTGCTGTTTAACCTGTCCTTGCAACTGACCAACTAAATCTGTTCTTTCTAAGATACCTTCCATATCGAATACTTCTGTCTTCTTCAATACTTCTTTCTTATCAATAATACCTTTCTCATAAGCATCCATATACATCTCAAGCTGTGCGTAACGATTAGTTGGTAGCGTAGACCCAGTAACAACAACAACGTCAAAAGCTCCTCTGGATATATCATTGATTACGCTTATCTCCCCTGTTTTATCATCATACAATTTCTTATTAATAGCAATCTCATTTAAACTATTATTAGGTTGTACAATTCTTACTACTTTTTCTGCTTGATACAACTGTTGCATTAACGGAATAGCTACTTTAGCCATCCTTGCTAATCCAGTTTCTATATCTTGTAATTTAGACTTAATCTTTCTTTGACCAAATTCATCTAAGCTAACAGTAGCTTTATATGTATGAGGTGCCGCTTGTGCATTACCCTGCATTAATTCATATAGACCTAATGCGTGGTCAATATCCTGCTTAGCAACTTGCTCGTTCTGATATAATGTATTAGGTAATGGTGTAGGCTGAACTGGTTGAGGTGCTCCAGAATCCATATCGACTTCTATTGCAACTCCCGGTTGAGCCCATCTTTGTTCAAAGTCCTGCATATCTACAGAACCACTTGGTATTAAAATTTTTGTATTCGTACTTGTTGTTGCGTGTGCAATAATAAGAGACCGTGTCTTATTAATATACTCTTGCATATCTTTAACCATTCGGACATCAGATACCGGGTAGGGTGTTCTAGTGTGAATGTTCATAAACAACACAATCGGATAGTGTTCCACAGGTAGAATGCGGGAGTAGAGATATTTGTCTCCCATAATGACGCACTGTTTTACCCTTTGTATTGGAACTGACACGGTCTCAATTAAACCTTCGTTAATAAAATCAGCGTGAGTAAGTTGCTCTATCTTAGGAAGTTGAGGTGGGTCGACACCTTCTGCTTCTGCTTGTTGAACCCCCTGCTCATATTGTTGCATTAACTTAGCTATGATTCCCTGTGCTTTTTTAGCATCAGTCATTGGCTGTCCATTAATCTTCACAGCAGGTCTTGCAAGGTATTCTTGCATTTCTTCTTCAATAAAAACTTCTTCACGTTTCTCTATATTGTTCTTTACGTGATAACGCTTAACCCATACTTTATAGTAACGCTCGTAACCCCTTATATATTCGGAGCTTTCACCAAAATTAATATCTGTTTTAGTTGCTGTATCTTCGGGGAATACAATCCCTTTATCATCTACTCTTTGAGTAGTAGGTCTATCTGTGTGTAAATCTGATTCGGCGTTCTTAATTGCTTCTTCGTATTGAGGATACATCTGCTTAGCTTGTTCTTTTGTGAACATACGACTAATAATAATGTTTTCTGCATCTTCTGCTAATCTATCTCTAGAATTAGGGTCTACATATACATCAAGAGGGTCGATATCGTGAATACATACTTCACCACGACCATAATCTTTCAAGGGGTCAATATAAACCATCATAGCTCCCATACCCATTGTATAGTAGTCATCTATGCAGTTGCGGAGTGCCTGAGTCCCATCTGATATGTACCACATATATTCTAGTAAACCATTGAAGACTTGTGCTACTTTATTGTCGGAATCTTCTCTCGGTGATACTCTGAATTGTGGTTTCCCTGAAGTAAGAAGTGCCTTTGCGGCTTCTACTGCTGGATGGATTCTGTTTACTACAAGAGGTGCTTGACCCCTCTCAAGTAAAGTCTTTTCTTGTTCTTGAGACCACTGCCTTCCTAAACGAAATTCAGCATCTTCTTGAGCCTGTTCAGCCCAGAGTTCCCTCTTATTAGAATAAGATTTAAATATAGATTGTGTCTTTTCAACGATGTCCTCAGGGACTTCGCCTTCTCTCTCAACGTACGCCATTGGGGCGAACTTACAACTTACATTGTCATCCAGTCAAGTATTTTTCTAGGTTTTGATTTAACTTCACCTTCAACATATTCTTTACGTCTACAGGGCTTTACTCCATCTATAGCGTAATATATCGCATCTAGTATATCATCGTGTTTTCCCCTAGGATAAGATAGAAACTCTTGTTGAGCGTGTATATCCTCATTCCTAAAGAAAAACTCTCCTCTTGCGAGCGGGGCAACCAAGGACAACAATCGTTCGGATTTTCTTTGTCTTGGTTTTATGCCTTTCTCGAGTCCGGGTATATACAACCCCTCGTCCAGCATCTGCTTTCTTACGTTACTCCTCAGTGCCTCTTGGTAGCCCACCGTCTCAATTTTCATTTTTCTAGGTTTATACTTTTTATAAATCTTAATAATTTCTGCTGGCTGTATTGCAGGGTCAAGCTTATCCCGGAGAATATCGACAATATACTTATTACCGTCACCATCGACAGCCATAGTAGCAATAACAAAGAAATCGCTCCTAGCAGATAAGCTACTAGCAGGGTCAATCCCACAATAAATGTCAACAGGTTTATAACTCGGCTCCCCATCAATGTAACGACAGAGTAAATTTTGTCCGTCCACTCGCTTATAGGAGTAATGATGTAATTTAATATAATGTGGTTTAAACGGTGCGTTGTCTGGCGATTGTGCTTCATTCATATACTCCTGATAAAATCCATTAAGATTACCAACTGATTCAAACTCAGATTTAATCTGTAAGATTCTCTCCTCGGGGAAGCGTTCTTCCCATATGGAGTTCCCATCATCTCCATAGATTGCGTACCATAAAACATTCCAAGCAGGAGATTCCTTAGCCCAATATAAGAAACAATCTTCTGAAATAACAGTACCAATCATAACTACCCGACCATCGTCAGATAAAGAAGGTATTACTGCTTCAGTGACCCACTTTCTATTTTTTGCTCTACCTTCTGCTGTAGCCGCATTTAATTCTGATTCATAGTCATCTATAATAATGAGATTAGGACGAGTATCACCTTCAATAAACCCCCGTACACGCTGACCAGTACCAACAGCAATAACCCTAGCTCCGTTAGCGAGGACGATGTCGTTGTTGGTCCATCTTTTTGCTGTAGTTGCACCATAGTCTCCAAACATTTGTTTAAAATTCTGTGAATTATCTAAATGATATTTAATCCTAGATAAGAAGTTTATACTCTGAGATTGTGACTCAGAGATAATAACAATGAATAGGTCCTCGGCTGATGGTTTAAAGGCTATCTTGTGAAGGGGTAGAATCAAGGAGGTCACGGTACTTTTAGCAGTTCCACGAGGAGCCGCTATCAATACCCGCCTTTTAGACACATCAGCCAAGGATTTATAAATCTCGTTATGAAAAGGAGGTATATCCTTATTCAAAGCAGTAGGGAACATAGTTCTTCCAAATAGACCTATGTCCCTCCTAAGCTTTTTCAGGGCATTTTCTTCTGCCCATTTAGCTTCAAAGGTGTCTACCTGTACGGGGTTCCCGATATCCACGATACTAAACTAGTTCTGTCACCTGCTATTACAGGCTTTACTCTATGCAACAACCAAGATGGAAAGAATACTGCATCACCTTTTGTTAACTGTACTGGAGTACTATTTCTTCCAGCCTTAAATTCTAATTCCCCACCTTTGATACACTCTTCTAAAATTAAGGACATACTAATCTTTCTATGGTCTATACCCTCACCACCACAATCTTGATGCCAATCATAATGACCTTTATCTTTATGACTATACTCAGTGTACTGTGGGGCGTCTTTAAACCCTTGTATTTCAAAATGCCAATTATCATCATTAGCTATCTTAGCCCACTTCCATATTCTATAATATAACCACTTCCATTCTGAAGTATTATATTGTGGGACCCATTTAATCATACTGTTTCTATAATCTCTCTGTACACCAGCAAGAGTAGTAGCAGTGTTTATGGGTAATTTTTTCATCTTAGTCATTACTTCATCGCATTCATCTGCTTGAAGCATATTCCTAACTAAGTACCAACGGTCAAATCTAGTCTTCTTTATCGGGGACTGGATGTTTTGTATCGCTATCTCCAATGGGAACCTCCTGTTTTCTAGTTGCAATCAGTTTGTTTTCTTCCTGATTAATATTATCTATCAATGCTCTGGTCTGGACGGCTTCAAGCTTATCAGTAACCGTTACTGTTTCTTTGTCTTTCATTCCGTGTATTTCCATACCATCATTAACGAAACCCCTTATTCCATTAACATCTTCTTTTTTAAGTGCTATCTCCACACCCTTCTTCATTAACTCAATGAAATAGTCCGCATCCATCATATTGGAAGCCAGCATCTTCTGTGCCTCATCTCTTTTCATAGTTTTAAATGTCTCCGTTCTCATATGGCGTTTCAGCTTACGTCTCTTACTTGTACTTACTGAGCCATATACTTTGTCAATAGCAACGTCACGATTTTCCGTAACAGCCGCCCAAAAGGCTAAGTCTTGGTAATCTTCTGAATTACACCT